TGAAAATCCGTCGAACTCACCCGCGTTTGATGCAACACCTCTACAGATGTTAACTTCATTTTCCGAAGCAACTTTTTCCGCGTATTGTGCTAATAAGAAATCCGTAAATGATTTTGGCATTACGTCAAAAGCTGAATAACCCATTTCGATAGCGTCCCAATCATTTCTGAAAGTTGACTTACATAATTGGCGATTAACTTGTAATTCTTTTGGCTGTAAAATTCTTTCCGTCAAAGTTACCGTTCCAGTCGGGTCAAAGTCGCAAGATGCGTTACCTAATAATTTGTCCGTAGTAAGTCTTTTCATTACTTCTTTGAACTTTACATTTGGCTTAATAGTAATTAAATTATTCGCCAAAGTTGGTGCAGGCAATAAAGCGGCTGCAATGTACTTACCTGCGAACTCGCCAGCGTAAGTTGTTGTTATTGATGTACTTGTACTCATTTTTTTATAGTTTTTTAATTATTTATACTGCTGTTAAAGTGATTGAACCTGCAGCAACTCCTGAACCGTTAACATACCAATTCGTTCCGTCACAAACTAATTCTGCAAAGTCTCCAATTGCTTCTGCACTTGCTACGAAAGAAATTGTGTTTTCGTTAACTCCTGCAACGTGTGCGCCGTTTACTAAAACAGAACCCTCAATTACATTTGTCGCCGCTTTTACAGTCCAATTAGTTGTTGCGAAAGCTAAACCAACTACAAACTTAAATCTCAATCCTGCAGATGTTGCCACCGCTGGCAAAGTGATTTCAGCTCCTGCCGCTGCTTTTAAAATTAATACTTTGCCACTATCTTCAGCGGTCAATGTTGTTGCGCCTGTTACGGCTTCCACGTTTGCTAACTGTCTTTCAACATCGTTAGAAACATTTAAATACGTTGTACTCATTTTGTTATTTGTTTATAAATTTTAATACTAAATCCATTGTGCTTTTCGGTGCTTTTGACGGCTCCATTTGTTTTGATTCGGGGTTGTGAACAATTGGTTTCGGTTCTTGCATTTGTGCAAGTTCTGTTTTCAATCTTTCATTTTCCTCTTTTAAAGATTCCATTTCCGAAAAGAAAGTTTCTTTAACCATTGATTCAACTGTTTTTTTAACCGTTGCTTTATCAATCATTTTTTCGTCTTTCATTTTATCGTCTTTTTTCATTTCCTCTTCTGCTGGCTCTTCTGCAGGTGCTTCTTGTTCTTTAATTTCAGCAATTACACCTTCTTGAGTTACGATTAAAAGCATTCCGTTTTCGACTACGTATTCACCAACTGGCATCGGTATTTTTTGTTCGTCTTCGGTAATTATAAACACTTCGTTGTTAGCTTCAAAGCTATCCGCTTCAATAACCGTTACACCGTCGTTTAATTTCATTTGCTCTAATTTCACTTCAATGTTTAAAGCGACACAAATTTTGTTTACTATTTCTTTGTAATTCATAATTGGTTTTTTTATATAAACTATTTTGTTTTTAATCTGTTGCACTTTAGCGAATAATTACCACTGTGTTTGTAGTTGGTCTTATGACTGTTTGTGAACCACCGTTAACAGTTGAACCGATTCCCTGCTGTGATAATTCGCCTTCGCAACATTCTTTTCGGTACTTGTTATCCTTGCATAAGCAACCACGTTTACCGCCTTTTGGTGATGTTGTTTTTGTTGGCATATTAGATTCCTTTGATATTTGAATCAATAGCGTTTGCAAGTTTAAAATAAGCGGCTGCTTTCCCTTTTATAGATTTTGCAAAAGCTGGTAAATTCGTAATTGATGCAGGTGCTGTTAAACCCAATGCTTTCGCTTCGTTAATAGTTTTTGTTGCTTCAGCGATAAATCTATCTGCTTCAACATTAATTATCTTTCCCGTACTGTTTAAACCTGTTTGCGCTTGTCTAATTGCAGTTATATACTTCGAACCGTCTTGCGATTTTTTAAGAAATTCAGCGTACATTTTTTCGATTTCCTGAACCGATTTAAACATTGCTAACTCTACTTTTTGCGATTCCAATTTTACCGCTTCTTGTTCACTCATTTTGTTGATAATCTCTAAACTTTTCATATATACTTTGTTAAAATTTGTACTACTTTTTCACGTGCTGACATTTCATATTTTTCCGCAAAATAACCTTCAATGCTGAAACCTTTAAATTCGCCTTTCTTTACTTTTTCCCACGTTTCATCGTTGTCGACTTTCATCGCAATCATCCACGTTCCTACGGGTAGGTTCATTTCGTAAAATGCGCTTTTATCTTTTTTGCTGTCTTCAATAATCCACGATTCAACGATTGTCATTCCGTCAACTTTTACAGCGTGGTTTTCAGTTGTGTTCTGATGTTGACCTCGCATGAATACCAACTCACTCGCACGTTTTACCGTTTCCTTAGAAAAAAATATTTCAAACTCTTTATCTTTATCCTTTCTAAATATTCGCTTGTTTGGAATTAACGCCGCTCCTAAAACAATTCGTTGTTCATCAATTGCTTTAAGTTCAATTTCGTGTTCCGAAAGAGCAATAAAATTTTCTTCTATTGCAGGTTTTTCAACTAAAGAAACGGCAAAAACACCATCTTTAGTTTCGTCTTTAATTACCAATTCGAAAACGTCCATAACTAATAAACTATATTTGCGCAGTTTGTTGCACTTTCATATCGAATTGTTGTGCGCTTGTCACGTCATTACTTACTACATAAGCTTTAACGGGTTGTTGTTGTAAAGTTGCTAACTGATTTATTCCCGTATCTCCAACAACGTTTAAATTCGGTGCAACAACACCACCTGCACCGCCACCGCTACCACCTAAACCACCGCCTCCGTCGGGTGCTGAACCACCGCCCAAAGTTTTTAACGCTTTTGTTGTTGCCGCTATATTAGCCGCTATCCCTAAACCAGTGGAAACGTTATTCATCGCTATTACGGGCGCGGCTGCAACTCCACTAGTTGCAATTGCTTGGGGCGTTGCTAACGCCGCTACATTTGCTAATTTATTTGAAATTATCATTTTAGCAATACCGATTGCACTTTCTGCAATAACCGCCGCTTTTTGTACGCCTTTACTTTTTTCAAAAACACCTTTGATTAACGCAACTCCTTGCATTGCAGTATCTAAACCTTGTTGCTGAATAGCGGATTTTTGTTCTGCTACTGCCCTTGCATCCGCTAGTTCTTTTTCACTAGCTGTTTTTGTTATCGCTCCTATCTCTAAAGCTTTTGCCGTTTCAATAATTGCTAATTGTTCTGCATTTCCTTTTGCAAGTTCTTCAAGTGAAAAATACTTTTGCCTAACTAATTCCAAAGCGTACTCATCTTCACTCATTGTTTTTTGTAAACCAGCTTGAAAATTTGCTTCGTCTATTTCTTCAATTTGTGCTTGAAATTCTTGTTCTTGTTGAAGTTTCAATGCGTTGGCATCTTTTATTGCTTTTTCTCTTTTTTCAATAGCATCTAATTCAAGTTTATTTAATTCAGCTAACCTTTGTTGTTCTGCTATATATTTAGGGTCTTTTGTTAAATCAGTAGCTTCAGTTTTTTCTGTTTTTTCAATTTTATCAATTTCTTTTTTTGTTTCTTTTGCGTTGTTAATCCTAGCAACTTTTATTTCGTTTTCAGTGTTTAAAATACCTTGTTTCATTTCGGCGATTGATGTTAACGTTTCCTCAATCATTTCATCGTTAACCCCAAGCATATTTGTTGCTCTTAAAATTTGCAAGTTCAAACGAGCTTCTTTTATTAGTTCACGTTGGTTCGTTAACGACCTTTTAAGCTGTAATTGTTCAAGTGCGACTGTTGATTTCCCCTGCGCTTCTAATAACTTAATTTGTCGGTCAATACTTCCAGTTTCTTCATCGTATGCTTTTTTTCTAGCTTTACGTTGCTGTTCTTGTTTAGCAAGTGATTTATCAACACGTTTCATATTAGCTTCGTGCCTTGCTTGCATATTACGTTCGTTTTTCGTGTCAATAACATTGAAGTATTCAAGTGCTTTGATTGCACCGTAAACAACTCCAATAAACGGAAAAAATATTCCTATTAAAACTTTTATTCCCGTTCCTAAATTATCGAAGTAATCATATGCTTTGATTACATAACCGCTTAACGTTGTAACAACCTTAGTTACTTTGTCAAAGTTTGCAATTAACAAACCAACTAAAACAATAATAGCACCGATACCCGTTGCAATTAATGCCAACCTAAACAACTTCATTGCTGTTGTTGCTCCACCAGTTACCGTTGTAAGTCCAACCGTTGACGCACTTAAGCCAGTTTTTGCAACTGAATCAGCTTCCGTTATTGCTACATTTGTAAGGGTTTCTTTATTGGAAATTCCCATTACAAAATTATAAGCGCTTGTAAAAATAGTTGTTGACTTAACAACCGCCCCTAATTGTTTAAACGCTCTTCCTGCATCTTCTAAACCCTCCAATCCTTGCGCCAAAGCCATTGCACTTTGAACGCGTAACATTGCTTGTTGAACTTCTTCGCTTTCAACACCAACTAATCCCATTGCGCCCTGAACGGCACTAAAACCATTCGCAACCGCACTAATTGATTTTCCTAATGCAATAAATGCACCCTCGCCTTTTTGTGCTTGGATAGCATCGTTTACGTCTTCAATTTTATCTTTTAATTCCGCCGCTTTTTTTGCAGCGTTAGCAACTTCAACTGACGTTTCACCGAACGCATCCGCAAGTTTCTGAACCTCTAAAACTGCTTCTTTATATTGTGCTTTTAAAGATTTACTATTATCTTTAATTTCTATTTCAATAACCTTTTTTTCTGCCATGATATTTTTGATTTTCTTGCTGTACTATTCTTTTTAAATCGCTTGTTAATTCGTTTACGCCTTTTGCAATATCAACTTCTTTTGATACGCCGTAAAACTTTTGTGTTTTCAGTAATTGAATTATGTTATTTATTCGCATGATGTAGATGTAAAGTTTGTTAATATTTCTTCGTAAGGTTCTGCAATCGTCCACGACTCGCAACCTTGGGGACAATCACATTCTTCGCTTGCTGTTGCCACTAAATCAAAAGTTATATTATCGTTTGAAGAATATAAATTCCATTGTCCGTCTTCAAAAATCAATCTAAAAAATTCGTCGTTATCTGCTCCGTTAAATCTCGTTCCGTCCCAAATCATTTCGAAATTATAGTTCGTTGTTTCTTCTTCAACGGTAATATCAAAAGCTATATTAACACATTCATCGCAATCGAATACAAAGCAAGGCGCTATATCTAAATCCGTAAGTAATTCCACCTTGTCCCAAACTGCGTTAAATGGAATACACGAATCGAAGCTTTCAACGTTTGCTAACGCAATTTCACTTTCGCCGTCGTCAACTGATAAAATCCAATTTCCATTTTCCCAACCAATTGTAAAAGTATTTTCGCCGTCAACGCCAGTGTAATAATTAAATCCGTTTTCTTGCCCTGCTAAATTCACTTCAACAGAATATTCAATTTCGTCTAAAATAAATTTAACAATAAAACATTCCGAACAAGGAACGATCGGTTCTAAATCCAAAAGTAAATTCATTTTCACTTCGCCGTTGTTTAGCGTTGTCGATATATCGTTAATCAAATATCTCTTATCTTTTATAATTAGCTTATCGTTCAATCTAAGCGCACTAATTAATCCAGTTGGTAAATAAGCTGTAAAAGAAAATAAACGTTGTTGTAGGTTGTATAAATTACCTAAGTGGTTCGCGTAATAAGTATTATATAAGCTGTTCGGCTCCGTTTCTTGCGTTACGATATTAAATTCATTTCCGAAACAAAGTGAAAAACCCGTTGTGTTAACTGAATTGAATAATGCGTAATCTGTAACAATAACCTCCGTACTTTCTTTTTTAAATCGAAACCCTGAAGATTGGTTGCCACTAAAATAAAGTAACATTGGTTCGGGAATAAAAGCTTGTTTGTTTTCATCTAAACAATAAGCGCAAAAAACGTCAGTGTTGTTAATTTCAACAAACTGATTATTTTCAAAAGGTAGCTCAACTTTAAATTCAGAACCATCGTAAATAAAACTAGAATCTAAATTTCCGTATTCACGATTGAATAATTTTAAGAAATTTTTATTTGCAAACGATTTACTTTCTTTGTACTTAAAAGCAATCTGCTTATATAAAGGAACTTTTTTAATTCCACTTGAATTTATTACATCCGTTGTAATGTCAATTTCTTTACCTAACGAATACCAATCTTGTAACGGTTCAATATTAAAAGTAGTTTCGTCAACCCCCTCGCAAATTAAATTAAACGTTTTCAAAATACCTGAAAAGAAATCTGCAATTTTTACCGAACTACTAAACGCATCCGATATGTCATTAACAACTAAACTTATCGGGTCTGTTGTTCCTTTTCCAAAAACTTGAGAACCTTCTTCGTAAAAAACCCTAAATTCTAAATCTACATTTACTGTTATTGTTTGGTCGGAATAAATAATAATTTTATAAACATTTGTTGTAGGGTTTGGCGCAGTTATAAGAATTTTTTTAAATGTTGTTCCTGCCGAAATACTTGTTGTTGAAGATAAAACCCCATTTTTTAAAATCTCAACAAATAAAGTTGCCGAACCTGAACTCATTGTAAGGTTTGCAAATGATATTTCAACCCGATATTCTTCTTTAATAGTTATTTCGCTTGTTGTTGTATTAATTGAAATTTGAGTGCTAAAAGGCGGTGGAACGGCGCTGTTTGGAAAACCAACTAAATGTTTATTTGTTAATATCGTAAATGATTCTGCTAACTGATTTCTAAAATATAAATCCGTCCATCGCTTTGAATTGAAAAAACTGCTGTTGAAAGTTACACCTAATTGCGACTGTATAAATTCAAATATTTTAGCAACACGAACCGCAGGGAACAATTCTCTAAAACTAATTCCTTTTGTAGCTTCAAATATATTATCGGGGTCGCTTGTAACATCGTTCCAAAAACGTTTTGAACTAACTAAAGGAAATCGAACATCGTAATCGGTTGTTGTATCCTCAACCCTATCTAAAACATTTTGAGCATCGTAAACAAAATTTAAACTTGAATAATCTAAATCACCCAAAGTTAACTCTCCAAATCTTTCTTTTAAAGAAACCAACGCGCCGAAGAAATTTAACGAATAACTTACCACTTGACCGTTTTTTATTACAGCTTCATTCATCTGAATTTTGCCAGTTCTAAACGGTTGTGTTTCAATTTCAATAAATGCGTCACGTCTTAAATTTTGGTCGATAGTAGGAATAACATCGCTTTCATACCAATGCTCAAAAATAGCGTTGTTTCTCGGTGATGCAGGAACCAAAAACGATTGTGAAAAGTCGCTAAATACTTTGCTTATATCCTGAACGTTTGCAACTGACGAATTAACAGTTACAATTTCATCTTTGAATAAATCAACCTCAACCCCCTCAATAAATAGTGCTAACTTCGTCATAAGCGTATTCAAATTCTAGTGTATAGTTTAAATCTTTTTTGTTTACTGTTTTTATTAAATCAATATCGCCAGTTAATATTTTTGCAGGAAGTCCGTTCACAATTACTCGTTCCGATAATAATAATTGTTCAACAATGAACTTGAAATTTTCTTCAACGCTTCCGCTGTTTAATGTAACTTTTCGCCTTGCGTTGCGGTTCATCTGCCTTGTTTGACCGTCCGAAACAGTCCAACTATTTGGAGTTGCTGTTGGAACTTCAGTAAGAAAATTATAATCTTCGCTTGTGAAATTCATTTTATCGGTTGACGCTTTAAAGAAAAAAACACGTTGCCAACCCCCCGCTTTATTTATGAAATCAATCGGTATCGGAGTGTAACGGCATTCAACTAACGGTTTAAAAGTAAAC